TGGATGATGAAATACATGAGACTCTTAAAGATTATTTTACCAGAGAAGGATTTGAGGTAAAATTTGAAAGAAAAGCAAGTAAAGCCACTACATATAGAGTTAATGGATTTCAAAACAGATTACGAGAGGTTGGTATCTTTGGTCACAACTGTTATTCAAAATTTATTCCTAAAAATTATATATATAATACGCAAGAGATAAGATTAAATACACTAAGAGGATTATTTGATTCTGACGGAAGCTGTTCTATTGATCCATTATCTAAAACATCTAGAACTAAATTTATCTCAGTTTCCAGTCAGTTATGTAAGGACGTAAAAGAGATTGTTCATTCTCTTGGTGGATTATGCTCTATGAATAGGCAAACCACTACCTGTAACGGTAAGAGCTTTAAATCCTATTCATGCGAGATCAGACTTCCTAAGGATATTATTCCATTTTCTCTTTCACGTAAGAGAGATAACTTTACCAACAGAAAAATCGGCGATCTAAAGCGTACAATAACTAAAATTGAATATTTAGGACAGGACAATGCTAGATGTTTAACATTAGAAGAGAACGACGGTCTTTTTATGACAGACCATTTTATAGTCACTCATAACTGTGGGAAGTCGATTTATGGCTTGAACGCAGGAATCTCAATTGCTGAGAGAGACACCCCTATACTTTACCTTGATACGGAAATGACTAAAAAGGATCAGCAAAGTCGAGGCGGGGCTATGATCTCTTATGATACCGCTGGAAAGTCTACAATTAATGATATTGAAACAGGCCAGTTTGCCTCCAATGAGGTCCGTAAAAATGAATTAATTAACCTGGCCAAGACGAAAAAAACCTTACCCTTCTATTATAAAAATATCGGTGGTAGAGCATTTGAAGATCAGTTATCAATTATGAGACGGTGGATTGCGAAGACTGTTGGTCTAAATGATCTAGGCAAAGCTAAGGACTGCGTAATTATATATGACTATCTGAAATTGATGGAGGCATCCGAACTAGCTAAAACAGATATGAAAGAGTTTCAACTGCTAGGCTTTATGATGACTGCTCTCCATAATTTTGCTCTACGTTATGAAGTACCTATCCTTTGTTTTATTCAATTAAATAGAGATGGAATAACCAAGGAGTCTACTGACGCCGCTAGTGGATCAGATAGGATTATGTGGCTCTGTTCTAACTTTGCTATCTATAAAGAAAAATCAGATGAAGAAATAGCTAAGGATGGGACCGAACACGGCAATAGAAAGCTTGTTCCTATTATTGCTCGTCATGGTGAAGGACTAGAGGCGGGAGATTATATTAATGTGCTAATGCAGGGGAAATATGCTAAGCTGATCGAAGGAGCTACTGCCTTAGAGCTTGAGGCTGGAGGATCATACGATGACACAGGATATGATAATGAAGAAGAAGACGTGGCGTTCTAAGTATACTGACCAGCAAAAAATCAATACCTTATGTGATATTACTCTAGATCGAATTGAAAACCTCTATGACTATTTTGATGTCAGGTGGAATCGCGGGTCTAAAGTTATTTTTTCTTCATGCTTTATTCACGGCGGCGACAATAGATCCGCATTAAATTTATATTATAACGCAGATTACAGAGTACACTTTAAGTGTAGGACACATGAATGCGAGTCTCATTTTGGAACATCCATCCTCAGCTTAGTCAGAGGAGGACTATCTCATATAAGACACGACTGGACCACTCCGGGTGACAAAGAAGTTTCTTTAGATGATACTATTGATTTTTTATTGAGACGATTTGAACTTTCTTTTTCTAATTTAAAAAAGGGAGAGAAATATAATACGGATCATCAAGACTTTTGTCGTATTGTAAATATGACAGCGGGACGAGAAGCTCCTAAAGGACTTATTGATGTAGATTTTTACCGGTCAAAAGTGAGTATCCCCTCAGACTACTATTTAAAGAGGGGTTATTCAATAGAGGTTTTAAATGAGTATGGTGTGGGGACTTGTAAAACGTTTGGCAAACCAATGTACAATAGAGCAATGGTTCCTATCCTTACAGAGGACGGATCAAAGATCTTAGGATTTACTGGAAGAAGTATCTTTGAAAAATGTAAGGAATGTAAACAGTATCATAATCCCCAAAAAGACTGCTACTTCTTTCCTAAATGGTGGCATACTAAAGGATTTGAAAAGGAGAAGGTTCTTTATAACTATTGGAAAGCACTTAAGCATATAAAAAAGAGTGGAGTAGTTGTCCTGGTAGAGTCGCCTGGAAATGTTTGGAGATTGGAAGAGGCTGGAATTCATAATGCGGTGGCGATTTTTGGAACGGTTTTAAATGATGATCAAAAACAATTAATAGATGAGTCTGGTGCTCTTTCTATTATTGTACTAACAGATAATGATGGGGCTGGACAAGAAGCCGCTAAAAGGATTAATGATACATGCTGCCGAACATACCGCATGTATTTTCCAACACTGACTAGTAACGATGTTGCTGAACTAAGTGTGGATAGGGTTACAGCTGATATTCAACCCTGGATAGATAAGGCTAAGGAGTTAGATTTATAAGAGCTGTACCGGAAGATGAGATTGAATTGGAAATTGATATTGATACAATAATGAACCGACTCTTAGAAGGAGATGAAGAATGAACGCACGAATTACCCCGTCAACTGCAAGTGAGCACGCTTTAAATTATTTATATAGTAAGGCGGAAATGGATCGGCAAAAGGCGATGACCTCCCTAGCCCTATTATTAGATCACCCTGCTGGAATCGGTGATCACTCTACCGGTGATTATTATAAGAATCTTGATGAGGCTCTAGATGTCCTTGTCGATTCAGAAGACCGTATGGATATACTACATAAGTATTTTTTAAATGAAGGATGGGGGGATGAAGAAGACGAAGATGATGAGGTTTCTAAGAAGTGTCATGCATATTAGAGGAAAAATAATATGACTCAAATAATCGGCTTTGCAGGAAAAAAACAGAGCGGGAAAAATGTCAGTTGTAACTTTGTTATGATGATGAAGATGAAGCAACTGGGTATTTCCGAACGTATTCGTGTTAATAATACCACAGGAGAATTAGAATTCCAAGATATTCTAGGCGAACGTCTTAATGGGTGGTTCACTTTAAACTCAGTGAATATGGAAAGCCTTTATAATTCTGTCGGTCCTTTCTGCAAGATCTATGGTCTAGCTGATGCTCTTAAGGATATCGCTATTAATGTGCTGGGATTGCCGAGAGATAAAGTATATGGAACAGATGAAGATAAGATGTCAGAAACTCATCTGCGGTGGGAGAATATGCCTGGGGTAACTACGGAAGTAACACCACAAGATCCCATTGATAAGGAGATTGCAGGTAGACTTGGTAGATATTATGAAAAGGTGCTTAGCGGAATAGTCTATCACGAGCCAGGACCCATGACAATCCGCGAAGTCCTCCAATATATGGGTACGGAAATTTTTCGTAAGATGTATGAACATGTCTGGGTTGACACCTTACTTCGTAGGATCGAAGAGGATGCACCGGAAATTGCCTTGATTTGTGATGCCCGATTTGATAATGAACTTATTCTTCTTAAGAATCGCGGTGCTATTATTCTCGGTCTTTTACGTGATATTTTTCAGAGTAAAGACACACATGCTAGTGAGCAAATCAATTTTGACTTGTGCAGTGCTGTTATCGATAATAGGGAGCGGACTATTCCAGAGCAGTGTGAGGCTATATATAATATGTTAGTTAAATTAAAGTGTAAACACATACCTCAAATGATAATAGGATAATATGACTATACCAATCGTTTATTTCCGTAGTAGTTCTTTTAACTGTCATAGGTTTTGTCCCCAACAGCACATGGTTGAATATATTTTAGGCATAAGAGGACCGTCAAACAAAAAAGCGGACAAGGGTACTATCTGTCATAAAATATTAGAAATATGTGCTTTATGTAAGTTAGCTATCCAAAAGGGAGAAAAGATTGTTAAGGACAATGATATTGGTGACGTTCTAACTGACAAGTATGATCCCGAGTACCTCAATGATATCATTTCCCGTGTGTACATGTTCTATACTAGCAGGATAACCCATCACACCTGGGACGAGAAGGATTTTAAAGACTGCAAAAAATGGGTTTGGAAAGCCCTGGAATATAATGAAGGCATGTTTGATCCCATGAATCGTGATGTGGTAGCTGCCGAGCCCCATTTCGATTTTGAGCTTCCTTTCGATTGGGCAGAGTATGATTACACTGTCGAAGGCGAGCGACTCCAGGGTCATCTGGCCTTAAAAGGTACGATTGATTTGATCATGGATTGTGGTGATGGCGTGTATGAGATATGTGATTGGAAAGGATTGCCTCTTGATACCCCTCTTCCCACAGCCAAAGGTTGGTCAACTATGGAAGACATTAGTGTCGGTGATCTGGTCTTTGACAAGGACGGACAACTTACTAAAGTTTTAGCTAAATCACAGCCTAGTATGAAGCCATGCTATAAAATTAAATTTGATGATACCAGCACTGTTATTTGCGATAAGGATCACCTATGGACCCTAGAGGATAATAGTGTTGTTAATGTCTTAGATCTAAAAGTAAAAGATAATATTAGTACAGCAAAACCCCTAGATCTTAACGAAGTCGATTTACCTATAGACCCTTATGTCTTTGGGCTATGGCTTGGGGATGGACGAAATAGGGGTGGAGAGATAACCTCTAGTGATGAATTCGTGTTCGAAGAAATTATGAGGCGTGGATATAATGTAGGCGATAATATCGGAGGAAAAGATAGATGTGTAAGTAAGACAGTACATAAAATTACACCCCTATTAAGACAACTAAATGTCATAAATAACAAACATATCCCATTAATGTATTTGAGATCATCCCATAGTCAAAGATTGGATCTATTGAGGGGGTTAATGGATAGTGATGGCGGTGCCAATCCTTACCGACATCAGGCCGTATTCACTAATTGTAATAGAATACTATCAGATAATGTAAAAGAACTATTATTGTCCTTAGGACAAAGACCTAATCAATGTAAGACTACACAGAAAGGGTTCGGACTAGCAGTTAATGCCTATCCTTTACATTTCAGACCAATCAATATTAACCCTTTTTTACTACCAAGAAAAGCAGACAGGATAGATCCTAGCTGGGGACCAGGAAAATCAAATAAAAGACAAATTCGTAGTATTACAAAAATCAAGAATATGATAACACAATGTATTCTGGTAGACAGTCCAACAAATACATATTTGTGTACTAAGGATATGATCCCCACTCATAATACGGGCAAGCGATTGGATTGGGCCACAGGAGCCACTAAAGACCAACACTCGCTTTTTAGTGACGCTCAATTACGCATATATCACTACGCAGCCCATCATCTCTATCCTGAAGCTAAAACCTTCATTGTTACTATATATTTCATTAACTATGGTGGAGCCTTTACTGTTCATTTTCAGGATTCAGACCTAGAAAAAACAGAAGAGATGTTGCGGAAAAGATTCGAGGCGATTAAGAATACAGAACGTCCCGCATTAATTAGAGAAAAGGACATGAAGCAAACTTGGAAGTGCCGCAAGCTGTGTCATGCCGGAATGACCACATTTGAAGATACTCATGTAGAACCTATTGAGGAACATAGGTTTGGACAGGTCAGTCGTTATAAGCAGCCTATGACTAAATGTGAGCAAATCAAATATATGATTGAGCAGCATGGAATTGAATGGGTTACTGAACACTATAAACATCCGGAACATATCCACGGATTTTATCAAGAGCCAGGGAGTGTTGAATAATGACTGAATTTAGACGGTTTGAATGTGATAAGTGTGGGAGGAGAATTAAAGAGAATGAAGATATTCTTGCAGTATCTCTATCAAATAAAACTCCATTTTTAAAAGTTAATTCAGACTATTTTCACTGGTGCGGTGATAGCCTACCCTTAAATACTGTAAAGAGTTATGATCTTTGTCCTGGATGTGCTAGTGGTGTTGAAAAAGCATTAACTAAGAAAAAAGGATTGCTGGGATAATAGATTTTACTAAAATAAAACTAGACCGAATTAGACTAATGGTCGTCACCTATAAGGACCAAATCAAAAATGGACATGAAGCGTAAATATACTCCCCTTCATGTTCATTCTTAAGTGTTTGAATATTCACTTTTGGATGGACTATCTCAGTGCGAAGATATAGCGAAGCGAACCCAAGATATTGGGGCGTCCGCCTGTGCTATATCAGATCACGGCTCTGTGTCAGCCGCAATAGATTTCTTTGGTGAGATGAAAGATGCCGAGCTTAAACCAATACTGGGAGTGGAAGCATACGTATGTCAAGGATCAGTACTAGAGAAGAGTGGAGATAATCGCTCTTTAGATCACCAAGTTATCTTAGCTAAAAATAAAAAAGGATGGGGAGACCTGTTAGACCTTGTTTCCGCTTCTAATAAAAAGGAGCACTTCTACTATCGTCCACGTATAGATATGGAGCTATTGGCTAAGGAAACCACAGGTAATTTCATATCATTTAGTGGGCATCTAGGCTCCATCCTTTCTAACGCTATTACTAACGGAGATGAACTTAAGCCGGACTGGAAATCAGAGGGTATAGTAAAAGCAAAAGAATTAGAGGCGATCTTTGGTAAAGGAAACTTCTTTATCGAAGTACAACTAATTGATTCCCTCATTAATACATTCGCTAAGATTGTCGGTCAATGTATGCGGGAAATTTCAACAGTGACTGGGATACCGTGCGTTGCTACTCCTGACGCCCACTACTGTACTAGAGAGGATGCTGAGGATCAGCGGGTGCTCCTGTGTACTTCGTTTAAAAAAACCATGAGCCAAGTTCAGCGGGAAATTAAAAAGGGGACGGCAAACAGAACTTTGGAGACCTTTTTCAAGTCTAACAACTATCACATCCCATCCTATGAGGATATGATCGAATTTCATACTGAGGAAGAACTGGCTAATACATGTTTAGTGGCCGATATGTGTGAAGAGTATGATATTTTGAAATCCCCTGACCCGCCCCAATTTATCTGTCCTAATAATGCCGATCCCAATGATTGGCTAAGACATCTCTGTCAGCAAGGATGGGCAGAAAAAATGGGACATGTAAAACCGGGTACAGAATTGTTTCAGAAGTATGGCTCGCGAGTCAAGCAGGAACTAGATATATTTACCGGGATTAATCTCTCTAGTTACTTTCTCATTGTTGATGATATTTTACAGTTCACTAGAAGTCGAGGATATTTGACTGGCCCCGGTCGCGGCTCAGCTGGAAGCTGCATAGTCTCCTACCTACTTGGTATTACTCAAATTGATCCAATTCCTTATAATTTAATTTTTGAAAGATTCTACAATACTGGTAGAAATACTCCCGGTAAAGTCTCTTGGCCCGATATTGATTTTGATGTTCCTAAAGCATCTCGGACTGAAATAGTTGAATATATCCGTGAAAAATACGGAGAAGATAATGTAGCACAGATTATCACATTCCAAACACTAAAAGGACGTGCTGCTCTCAAGAGAGTTATGGGTGCTCGTGGAAATATTGACTTTGCCGAACAGAATGCTATTACTAAGCACATTGTAGACGAAGGTAAGATTGCTGATGAGCTAAAAGGTATCGAAGAAGAATATGGTATCTCCTCTATTATTCTTTGGGCTCTTGACAACAATCATGATAAACTAAAAGAGTGGTGCTCTATCGGGGAAGATGGTAAATTAGAAGGTAAGATGGCCCGACTATTTGCTCAGGCCATCAGATTAGAAAATACAAAAATAATCTCAGGCAGACACGCAGCTGGGATTGTAATTTCCCCTCATCCTATTAGTCAGTCATGCCCAATGGTATTGGATAAGGACGGTGAGCATCAGTTGGCGGGATTTGAGGGTCCAAGTTGTGAGGATGTTGGACTGTTAAAGTTTGACTGCTTGGGAATTTCTACTTTAGATCGGTTGATGGATGTTGTTAAGATTGTCGGGGGAGATGAGTATGATGTATAGTTGTCCTAGCTGTGGCTATATTGAGTCTGCCTATTCTCCACTACTATTTTTTAAATGCAATAGATGTATGTATAACGAACTAGAGCGAAAGCTACTATATAGGAATGGAGAAACCGAGGTTATGAAACAGAAAAGATATCAATATGAAACATATCAATTAATAAAAGATATAGAACCTGGAAAGAGAAGGTGGATTTAATGAAAAACACTAGATGGTTTTTATGCCTAGATTTTGAGACAGATGGTAAAGATCCTCATACATGTAACCCAGTAGAGCTTGCCGCCGTTCCTATCAATCCCGATACATTAGAGATTAGGAAACAGTATGCCTTTAATACTGTTATTCGCCCTCCTGGCATTGATACAGAAGAATACTTTGATGATGAACGTATTAAAACGATTGAATGGCACGCCAAACACGCAGAATGCACCTACGATGAAGTAGTTGAAAAATGGAAAGATGGTATGGATCAGAAAACCGCCTGGAAAAATTTCTGTGCATATTGTACCAAGTATATGGTTGACAAGCGTCCCGGACAATGGTATCCTCAACCGATACCAGTAGGGTATAATATTATAGGGTACGATCTTATCATCGCTCGCAGGCTGGCTGCTGCCCACAAAACACCTTTTCCCATGGGAGAGGTTAATAAGGTTGATATCTACGATATGATATTTACATGGCTAGGTCATCTTCCTGAACCGTTTGATTTGCAAATGGATACATTACGACCTTGGCTTGGACTCCAATCTGAAGGACAAGCTCACTCGGCCTTGGCCGATGTATTTGAAGAGGCGGCTATCTTTGTGAAGTTTATGAAATTCCAACGACGACAGTCGAGAGTGGATAAATTTAAGGGGGCCTTTTCAAGATGATAGAATTCAAATGCGGATGTCAGTTTGAAGAAAACAATAAGGGTCTCCCTATTTTTGCCCCTTACTTTGATAAGATACGTCTGACCTGTCCTGATACCTGGGAATTAATAAGTAGTGGAAATACAAAGGGTGTCTTTCAGCTAGATTCACAGCTCGGTCAAAGTCTATCTAGTAAAGCACAGCCCCACGATATGAATGAATTAGCTGATCTAACGGCGATTCTTCGTCCTGGCTGTATGGACTCTCTAGTGGAAGGAAAAACCCTAACTAATCACTATATTGATAGAAAACATGGCCGTGATGAGGTAAAATATTTTCACCCAGCATTAGAACCAATTCTTAGGGCCACCTATGGTATTCTCGTATATCAAGAGGAGGCACTACATATTGCTAAAGATATCGCAGGATACAATCTCTCCGAGGCCGAAATATTACGTAAAGCTATCGGTAAGAAAAAAGTAGAATTAATGGCAAAGGTAAAGGCTCAATTCTTGGATAAAATTGAAGCCCACCAGATCGTAACTCGTGAAGAGGGCCAGGAAATATTTAGCTGGATTGAAGCATCTCAACGCTACGCGTTCAACTATATTCACGCTGTTAGCTATGCTCATAATGGCTATCTCACCGCCTTTGCTAAGACCCATTTTCCCCCAGCCTTTTTCACAGCATGGCTACGTCATGCTAAAGGCAAGATAAAGCCAGCGGACGAGATTGAGGAGCTAGTGAATAATGCCCGGCTTATGGATATAGATATTATGCCTCCATCTATACTATATATGAATAAATCCTTTAAGATTTTTGATGGATCTCCTCGCTATGGACTGATGAATGTTAAGGGTGTAGGTGAATCGGCTTATCTGCAATTAAAAAATAAAATAAGAAAAGAGAAGTATGATTTAACCCAATTTTCATGGGATCAGTTTCTTATGAAGCTAGGCCGACATGTTAGGAAAGACTCATTAGAAGGGTTTATAAAGGCTGGAGCACTTGATTGTTTTAATGTATCTCGCACTAAAATGATGTATGATTTTGCCCTGTACCGTGACTTTCGCAAGCACGATCATAAGTTCTTAGAGGAAGGAAACTTTCCCACATTGGAAAATGGACTTGAAAGTATATTAAAAGATAAAATACCTAACGAACGACGTACTGCCCATACTAACAAATTTATTGATTTATTTAAGGGGGCACTAGTTGCCCTTAATAAGCCCCCCTATGACTTAATAGATTTACCCTCATGGAAAGCTAAACAAGAAAGGGAATATCTAAGTGTTGAATTAACCTGTACCGAAATAGATGAGTATGATACAACCCAAGCTAATTGCACTTGTAGAGAATTTATTAAAGGGTTTCAATCTCCATCTATTGCTATCGCTGTAAAAGTTAACGATGTGCGGGAATGGACTATAAAAAGAGGAAAGAATAAGGGCGGAAAAATGGCCTTTTTAAAAGTATCTGATGGGACTTGTTCCCTAGATAATGCAACAGTCTTTTCACAAACATGGGATAAATGTAAAAATGTTCTAGCAAAGGACAGTATCTTACTATTAAGAGGTAACCGAGATGAAAATCAAGGAAGTTTTTTAGTAAAAAGTGCCCAAAAGTTAACTCAAGCTATATAATAAGGATATAAGATGAACCATGATCAAATGATCGAAGAAAATATGCCTCTTGTTGTTTCAATTGTCAATAAATTTAAACCTAAAAATCACACAGAACGACAAGATTGGATTGATGCCGGTCGCATCGGGCTCTGGAAAGCACTACAAAAGTTAGATACTTCCAAAGGAACAATCTCCACCTATGCATGGGGACCAATTAGATGGGCAATTCTTAAGGAATTAAGTAAGAGACGGGGGCCTCAATCTTTAAATAAACTAAATCCTCCAAGTGTTCCCCGCCTTGAATCTCTTTGGGAATATATACCGGACTCTATTACACAAAATGAGAGAAAAATTCTAGAATTAAGGCTACAGGGATATAAGTTTCGGGAAATTTGTGCTGAACTAAACGATACTCCCTACTCGACTATTAAAAATAGATATTATACTGCTCTAGACAAAATACGAAAAGGAAACAATGTCGAATAAACCCCGTGTTCTATTTGTCACAGAAACACAAAAACTATCTTCTGGATTTGGAGTATACTCAAAGGAAATTCTCTCCCGTCTCTATAAGACTGGGAAATATGATATGGCGGAATTTACTTGTTATGCCTCTCCTGATGCTTTCAATAATACCGACTGGTTAGTTTATTGCAATGGGCCTCTTAGTCACGAGACAGATTATAATACAGAGCACACTAATAATCCTGCTATTCAATGGGGTATAACTAGATTTGAACGAGTGTGTCTAGATTTTAAGCCAGATATTGTAGTAACCTATCGTGATCCTTGGATGGATTGTTATATTGCCGACAGTCCATTTCTTCCGTTTTTCCATTGGGTTTGGATGCCTACTATTGACTCGGAGCCCCAGAAGCTAGAATGGCTTTATCAATACTTTAATCTATGTGACGGCTTATTAGCTTATTCTGAATACGGTATTAGAACATTAGAGAAACAAACACATGGCCGTATCGTTCCTGTGGGATGTGCCTCACCAGCAATCGATGGTAATGTATTTGAGATGATACTAAATAAAGAACAGCATAAACAATCCTTCGGACTGCCCGGAGACAGCTTTATTGTTGGAACAGTGATGAGAAACCAAAAGCGGAAAATGTTTCCAGATCTTATGCGGTCCTTTAAGGATTTCGTTGATGCCGCTCCATCTGAAATAGCAGAAAAGTCTTTTCTATATTTACACACTAACTATCCCGAAAAACAAGGTTGGGATCTCACCTCTTTAATTCATGAATATGGTATCGGGTCTAAAGTTCTATGCACTTACACATGTCAAAATTGCAAACAATTCTTTGTTGCTCATTATAGAGATGCTCTAACTATCTGTGATCATTGTGGAACTTATGGTGCTGTTTTACCTGGAGTTTCCAATGGAGTTGAAACAGAAGACCTAGTGAAGATTTATAATCTTATGGATTTGTATGTACAATATGCCATATGCTTAGGAAAAGACGAAGAGATTAAAATCAAGAGAGATGATAAGCCCTTATGGATACCTATCTCAAAAGTAAAGGTGGGAGATTTAGCTTGGACGCATAAATCCCGATGGAAGCCTGTTACTAATGTCTGGAAGAATTTGGCTAAGAGTCATAATGAGAAAGTATTAGAGCTGTCAATCTATGGAGAATATGAAACGCTGAAAGCGACAGAAAATCATGAATTGCCTGCCTACACTAGCAATGAAATTCCTCATAACGAATCTAAATCCTTAAGAGAAAAATTAGGTGATAAGCTGAGGTATGGATCTAAAATACCAGAACCCGGTAAATATGAATTAGGACAACTAAAGAAAGGTGATCTGTTATTATATCCTATTGATGATTCAGTCGTAGATATAGATCGTATTGATTTGTCTAAAGAAATAGATGATACTTATATTGTGACCGATGACTATATTGAAGTGGTTGGTGGATATACTTACCCAAGATATGTAGATATAGATAACGAATTTTGTAGATTTATAGGGTTGTTTGTTGCGGATGGCAGTTCCTCATCTCCGTATATAATAAGAATTACATCACATATAGACGAAGCTGATAATCATGCATTAGCTATTAGGGTATTTGATAAATTAAAAAGTAGCCTGAATAAGGTTAGTGTCAGATTCTATAAGGATCGAAAAGGTAGAGATGATAGCCTATACTCTATTCTGCATAATAAAGTATTTGCTAATTGGTGTAGTAAAAAGGAAAATAAATGTTTACCCGACTGGTGTATGAAGCTACCAATAGAAAAACAAAAAGAAATTCTAGTTGGTATGTTTATGGGAGACGGACATTATTGCGAAGCCAAAAACTATTCTGTACTTAGTACTATTTCACCCAAAATGGCTCAGCAAATTAAAGACATACTGAGACGCCTACGTATTCCATTCTCTACATGTAAGACAATTCGCAGTAAGTATAAAACTACAGATCAACGTCATAGAAAAGATTGCTATAGATTTGAAATTTATGGCTTTAATATTAAGAGTGGAGAAATGTCCTCTACTAGAAGAGGAACTAATAATGTATATTACAAGACAAATCACTTAATGAAAATTAAAGAAATAAGGGAAATTGAATATGACGATGATGTGTGGTGTCTTACTGTACAAAATGATAATACATTTACTACTAGAATATGTTCAACAAATAATTGTGAGGGATTTGGACTTCCTGGTGCTGAAGCATCTGCTTGTGGAGTACCTGTAGCCGCTATTGATTATAGTGCTATGGAAGATGTTGTAAGATATGTTAAAGGTTATCCTATTCCTCCTAATTTAGCCCGAGAACTAGAAACTAATGCAGATAGATCCGGCCCTAATAATGAAGCTCTAACTACTGCTATGCTATCATGTGCTAAACAGAATAAAGATAAACGAAATAAACAAAGACTTGCAACTCGCAAGGGATGTTTGGATAGATATTCGTGGGATAAAGCTGCCCAGGCATGGGAAAATTATTTAGATAAAGTAGAAAGAAAAGATCAGGAGGGAAAATGGCAGACACCTCCTCTTATGAAACCTATCCCACAGACGCCACCAACTAATCTACCCCATCCTCAATTTGCTGAATGGATTTGCACCCAACTCATCCAAGATGAATACTCGGCATTTAATTATAGAATGCTTGCCATGATCCGGCATCTTAATTTTGGAGCATCTTTCGGCCCAGGACATCTCTCCCCTTGTACACAAGAATCACTCTATAACGAATATACACATCTGGCTCAACGCCGCTATTTATTTGATTCCTTACGTTGTGGTATCGTAACTGAGGAGCCCCAGCATTTTATTGTAGAGGCTCATAAGAGGTTAAAGAAATGAAAAATGTACTTTACGTCGGACCTTATAGACAAAATGACGAGTGGGGATACACTAGCAAAGCTTTTGCCTCTCTCTTAGCTTCTCAAAAAGATATAAATTTAGTCCTAAGACCTATCTGGTTTACCGGAGAAGAGAACTCTAAACATGTAGAGAACCTAGAGCCATATGAATTAAATAATATAATGGAGTCTAAGGATGTATTAATACAACACGGCCTCCCCTCCTACATTAATTATAACGGTGATTTCACCACCAATATAGGAGTCCTCGCGGTGGATAGTCGTATTGATTCATTAGATTGGGTTAATCATCTAAGACTAATGGATAAAATTGTAGTGTTTTCAGACTTTGAAAAGGAACTCCTTGTGGACTCCGGAATAGAGCCAGACCAGATAACAGCTCTGCCCTTTCCTCCAATGTTTTTGATAAATACCATAAATAACCTGGACCTCGATCTCACTGGTACTATTTTCTATACGACAGGATCACTAGATCAAAAGGGTGGATTACAGGAAATCTTGGCGGCATTTCTTTCTACCTTTTCCATTTCCGACAACGCACACCTTATTGTAACCTGTAATAATTCTTCAGAAATTCAAAAGGTTGTAACAGGACTTAAACAGCAGTTAGGTATATTTGATCAGCCTAGTTATTATCCCAACATAATTGTCATTGACACATTAGCTCCAGAGGTAGTTAATTATACCCACGAAATAGGAGACTTTTTTATCGATGCAGGATATAATTGTATACCAAGTCAGAACTTGCTTAGAGCTATTGCATATAATAGTATTCCTATAATACCTGACAATACTAAACTATTCCCCGACTATGATTTCTACATTGACACTTATGATGAGATTGCGATCTACGCGGAAAGGGCTATAGAGAATTTGTGGAGCGGAGAATTTACATGGAAGAGACCAAGGATGGATAGTATTAGAAACATGATGAAAAAGGCTGTTGGTAATCCAGAACTGAAGGAGAAAAATCTACAGAAGCTCGCTGTATTTAAACAGGGTATTGTCAGAGTCCCTAATACGGCTATTAAGGAATTATTATGTATACAATAGAAAATATTATTAGGACAGTGACAAGAACAGATGATAAGTTAAATATTATTCTACTATGCGATAATGAAGAGGATTATATAACTCAATTATGTAAGACCGGCCACAACTTCTATATCTTTAATGATATGTATGATTCTCAGTGGAAACGGGACGCAACAAATACCCCTATCAATCTACATCGTTATCCAACTTATGTAATGGCTTGCCAAAGATACTATGATTTTATTATTGTATTTAATCGTTTGCATCATTGGGAACGGGCACGGGCCTTATCTCAAAATTGGCACATCCCCATTATTGTTGTAGATTTAGCATGTATGCCAACAAGATCACAACACCCAATCCACACTAATTTGATTGTAAATAACCCTGAACAACTGTTACTGCGTAGCGAGGTTGTATCAGTAGGTAGCTCTCAGTTTATTACCGACTCATGGACATCTAACTATTCTTCTTTTTCTACTACTATAAATTTACCCCACAATCCAGTAGAGAGAGAACAAATTGATTTCCAGAACAATAACTTAATTGCTATTGATAGTGATTTACCTAAAGGGTATTTAGAGAGTCTCCCCCTTAATATAGATAACAAATATACCGTCAGTCTTTCCTTTGCAGCTTTTTATCTTAATTTGTGGAAAGCAGTTACCATTAGAATGCTAGAAGCAATGGCTCTGGGGATACCCGTGATAACCTTTAATAGTCATGATGTATTCGAAATTATAGGCCAACCTAGTGCTCTATTAATCGAAGATATGAATTTGCTTAATGACCCTCTAGTTATAAAACATTTAAAGGCCGTAAAGAATATGTCTCATATTCGTGATAATGCCCTTGAATATATTAAACAACATTCGCCGCAACAATTTTTAGATGGGTGGAATCGTCTGTTCGACTATGCCCAAACTATATCCTATACGAGAGATAGCTATGTTTAAGGAAGTAAAATTAGTATTAGAGAAGCAAGAGGATCAGGATATGACTGAGGCCGATTTTATTCTGGCACCCGATGCGTTCTTTACACGGATTGTTGTACAAGATGTGCTGGAAAAATCAACCAGTTCTAATATCTTAGAATTAGTGGAGGGTAAATTACGAAAGAAAGGTACATTGATTTTAGAAGGTATCGATGCTGCCGATATATGTAGACGTGTTCATTATGGGGGAATTAGTTTAAGTGACGCTTCAACTCTTATTTTCAAAAAGGCTAATAATCTTTATTCTGTTGCTGCATTAAAAGATTACTTTATGAAGAAGGAATGGACCGTTAAGTTCGCCGGACTAAAAGAGGGACGTTATTTTTTGGAGATCATACGACCATGACCGAAGAAGTAAGACAAGATATTGAAGTAAGCTATGTTCATACAACATGTCGTCATTGTGTCTTTGCGGAGTTTAAAGATAAGACGCAGACTGGTTGTGCTCTAAATAAACTTCAGGATTACAGAGATGCTGGGGTAGAAATTCTTGAGGTCTTCGATGATACCGATACAAATTTCTCGTTAATCAATGGTAGATTCTGTCTATTCTACCGCAACGAAGAAGTTATGAAAAGCCATCCAAGGAATATGTGGGAAAAAATTACTAAGCTCTCAACCAAATGTGCTTATCAAGTAATCGTATTTTTTGAGCCTACTCATCATTTTATCGATTTAAAACGGATCTTAAAGAATCTAAAGAATACACAAGAGATAGAACCAAATCTTGTTACAGTAATCAACAAACAATACTTACCTTACTCGGAAAATCCTACCAATTTTGAAAAACCGAGTCATCTATTAGAGTTGCTGACTGATCTTAATTTTCATCAATTTAGTTTAAAAAATGTTTATGACGGAGATCTGACAGATAGAGCACTCCTAGACTTAGTATTTGACAGTACAGTTAAATTACCATATCCTATGTATACAGCCTTTAGGGCAAACTTTAATATCCCAGAAGACTTTAGTAAGAATTTAAACGATGCTATATTAATAAAAATGATGCAGCTCGGTTTTGTAACACCACTAGATGATTTAAATGGTATGATAGTTAATAAAACCTTACATAAGAAGCATAGTGGTAATGCCTTTGGCATCCACTTAGAAGATAAACTACTAGAATTTGAAGATAATGGAGCATCCTTTATTCATAGGGTGGAAGATATATGTCCCAGCATAACAAAATAACCTTCTTGGTTAACAATGATTACCCTCTTCCGGATGGTTATAAAGTAGTAAGAAACACTCAGGGCTTTCCCGAGCATGAGTTCTTTAACTTACATCTGACGGAATTATATAACCCACTTTTATCATCAAATCTTATTGCTTTTATCGGTGAAAATACTCGCATAGAACACCAGGATTTGGAGGAAATTATAACGGGACTTTTTGAGTACTATCCTGAGATAGAATTTATTTTTACAGATGTTATTATAGATTCAAACGGCTATCAATTTGTAGACTACTTTAGCGGTGATGAAATTCCTGATGTAAGCTTTTTTGTAAATTTACGGTCTTCTTTTAAATTTGAAGACGTACCTCAATCGAAAATACAAGTAATGAATCACCTCGTTAATCAAGATAAAATGTTTTTACACATTCCCGATCCTCTAATTATAACATATCATTCGCTATGAGCATTAGACATATCAAAACAATATCTCAGCCAACGGAAATAGATATTATTATCCCGGCTGCGGGACTGGGAAAACGGATGAAATCTCACGGTCCTAAATCATTAATTCCTATCCATAAATCCAATATCATTGAGAGACAGTTAAAAAGTATAAAAAGAAGTTTCCCTACAGCTAATATCATATTGGTTACTGGATTTGAGTCTATTAAGCTTATGTCTCATACACCCAACAGTATAATTAAGATAGAAAATGAGCGATTTGAAACTACCAACGTCGTGAGAAGTATAGGAATGGGTCTTCGGGCCGCTAAACATGATGTCTTAGTTCTCTATGGTGATCTTGTTTTTAATGATAAGGCACTACAAGCTATAAACTTAAATCAGTCATCTCTACTCGTAGGACCGACTATTATGGGAGACAAGGAGGTGGGCTGTATAATTAATAGAGACAAAATAGAAAATCTGATGTATGACCTCCCAACTAAGTGGGGACAAATTAGTTTCTTTAAGGGTCGTGAACTTAAAATTTTAAAGGAGATTTGTTGGAATCCTAGCAATTTTAATATGTTTGGATTCGAAGCAATTAATCAGATTTTATCTCGTGGAGGTAAATTCGTTAGTTGTGTAGACCCTAAAGCGAACATAATTGATATTGACACTAATAAGGATCTTGAAAAGGCATTAACTCTAGTATGAATATAATTTTCTCACAACATAATGATATAAGGATTCAGGGTTTGGCTCAAGCAATAGCCTCGGTAAACCCTACCACATTTATATGGGATAGTAATCAAAAGCCACTGTTTGATGTACTACAAGAAGTAAAGGCCGATGTCATTTTCTATCATGATATGATGATTGCCGACAATACAATAAAATTTGCTCAAGAAGAATTCCCCGACACCCAATTCGTATTTTTAAAATTCAATAGTTTATTGCCTACCAATGGTACGCCAGACCTAACTGTGGTTATGGAGCAGAAACTTGTCGGGGGTAATCTTTTTCTTGACTACTTTACTAATTTAGTGGACCTACGAAAACGAGAATATATCGATAAGTTTAATAGTATAGTGACTGTTTTTACTGATAGTATAGACACCAACGACAGTTTTATATCACTCTGTCTTCGTACCCTATGTCATAATTTTCCCACTAAAATCTACGGCTCCAATATATTTCATTTCCCAAATTATCTTGGGGCACTAGAACCTTTAGACTATGGTCATGTACTTAATTCTTCTAAAATATATGTAGGTTTTAATTTAGAAAGATTTCGTGATGCATTATTCTGTAACTGTCATCCTTTTATTTTAAATGGGCCTACCGATTATTCTTTTTCTAATTTAGATGATTTATTAGTACAATGTAGACAACGAGCCGCTGTGCCACCCAAAGCGAATTTCTGTTTTGATGATAGAGCATTAGATACCTATCATGGTATCGTTACTAAAATCTTTACAAAATTGGATCGTGCTAAGATAGCAGAGGCGGCGAAAGTTTATGAAACAGGAGCAATAACATGATTGGTATTATAGTTGATGAGGTGTTTGGATCATCTCAGCACTACTTTATGTTTAAAACATTGAATGAACTATCGGCAACTGACGACTGTTATCTATTTACAAACAAAGTTAACAGTTTGCCAATGAATAATAAATTTGCTATAATGCAACAACTGGAAGCTTTACATCACCCAGGCATATTAATTAGTACCTCTCTATTTAGTACCCAGATTTTAGCTAACTCTCTTACTGCTAGTAAAAAATACTTTTATATATGGCAATTAGACTGGATGAATATGAACGGGCTTCTTAATAAACAACTAGATAGGGTCTTGTATAATGATGAGATAGAATTGATCTCTAGAAGCAATAGTCATGCTAATGTTCTATCTCAAATCTGCAAGAAGCCTTGCGGAGTAGTCTACAACTGGGATAAGGAAAGGTTAAAGACGGTGATATTATGAATGATTTCTTTAATAGTTATGATGAAGAAAGGTTAGAAGCCTATGAAACATTCTACAACCAAAGTAATATGAGCTGGGTAGAAATTGCTTCGATACTTGAGACATACCCTAATAAGGTACGAAGAGATGCTTTAGCATTAGGAATTAAGTCTCGCGATAAATCTGACGCTCAAAAAGTGGCCCTTTCAGAAGGGCGTCAGCAGCATCCAACTGAGGGTAAATCTGTATCCCTAGAGACTAAGAAAAAAATTAGTGAAAGTCAAGGGAAAGTATGGGATGAACTCAGTGAAGAAGAGAAGATTGGTCGCTCTGAGATAGGCAGGATAAGCTGGAATAAAAAAACCCCTAGTGAGCGTGCGGAGTTTTTTAAAAAAAGCTCGGAGGCGTTGCAGGAGGCGTCTCAAAATGGCTCTAAGATGGAAAACCACCTGTTTGAAATGCTTGTTCGAGCTGGATATAGAGTAGAAAAGCATAAGGAGCAGATACTTCAGAATGAAAAGTTCCACATAGACCTATATATCCCCTCAATCCGGACTGCTGTTGAGATCGATGGGCCGTTGCACTTTGAGCCGGTGTATGGGGAAGATAAACTCCAGCGGCGTCAGGCGGCAGATTTACAGAAAAATGGTCTAATTTTATCCGCCGGAATGGTACTTCTCAGAGTAAAATTAACTAAACGGGAATCACAAAGAAATAATAGATATATCTGTGATCAAGTTCTGAGTATTTTAGCTGACATTAAAAGTAAATTCCCACCTAAAGACAAGAGGTATTTTGAAGTATGAGTAAAGTTAAAGAGGATAGAATAGAAATGATTGAAGACATAGTTGAAGAAATGGTAGAAGATGAATGCTCGGAGGAAGAAAATACCCCTGACTACCCATCTCCTACTTCCCCTGAATATGTTAACTTTATTTTAGACCAGTTGGCGGATCATGAGTTGTGGCAAGGAAGTCCTACAACTGACGGTCTACGAAGAGTAACAGAAGATGTCTACGGACAAATCTTAGTTAGTAATTCTGATCCTATCTCTTCACCTACTGACCGACTAGGGCATGCAACAGTAAAGCATAGTCTGGTTATTGATAGATATGATGGCAAGGGTTTAATCGAGATCAGTGCCTGTGTCGATGTCGATGGTAAAGATCTGCCTCATCCTTTTAATCAGCATGTTGTAGCTACTGCATGTACCCGAGCGGAAGGTAAGGCTTTGAGACGTGCTTTAAAGATACGAGTCCAAACAGCGGAGGAATTAGTGAATAATCAAGCAGATGAGGATGATGACACGGCTAACGATCCTTTAAATGATCAACAAAAATTAGCTATTAATCAACTATGTAAAAGGAATAATATTGATGCTATAAAAATTATTAAAAGTGTCGCGTCCGCCGCCAAAAAGCTTAGTGAAGTGAAGAATATTGATGGTCGTTTCATCATGAATAAAATAGCAGAATATCAACGTAACCAATCCAGTATTGAAGAAAGTCTACTGGGTTATCAAGAAGACTGGCAAGAGAAATTTGGAGGCTAAGAAATGGCTACAGTAAGAGTAAAAATTAATGACGGTTTGTGGATTGAAGATGATGCCGATAAAGAAGTAGATGTCTTTAAGGCGGCGGCACGGTTAACAGAGGTTTTTCAGCATACTAATTGTGGTAAATGTAAAAGCTCAAGTGTTCGCTTTGTTTGTCGCAAGGACAAGGATGAAAATGACTGGCTAGAGATCGTCTGTCGGGAATGTGGTGCCAAACTTATTTTTGGTGCTAAAAAAGGAAAGGGTGGAGAAATCTATCCTAAGGTCCGATGGAATAATCTATCTGAAACTCAACAGCAGGAGCGGGCTGATGAAGAAGCTTATGCCGAAGACCATTGGGGGAATCTTCCTTACGGAGGCTGGTATCATTTTAAAAGAAAAACTACCTAGTTCACTATAATATTGTGTGAACAAGAGGAGGGCTAGTACATCGACTAGTCCTCCTTCTTTTTTCTATATGGAAAAATACGGTTGAGGAACTGCTTACGCTTTTGACAGCCGCACCCCCTCATCCCTGTAACAGCTTTGATACCTTCTTCAGTAATTCCAAAAAAGCTAAAAACTTTCTCTAGGGAATCTCCTAAACCTTGAGACTCTTTCTCCTGGAAATTATCTAGCCGGATATCTTCTTTTTCCAGTTCTTCAATTGCTTGATCTATTCTTTTTGCTTGATCGGCTTGATCCATAGTAATTTCTCCTTATATTATAGAGGGGTAGTAACATTACATGTTTTATTGGTAGTACATCCCGCTGGGAATATTCCGGTAGTAATAATCCATTCACCATTACAAGTCTGATGTCCCTCTAGCTTAGCACAGCAGATATCAACATCTGTGACATACCCATCAGCATAGGATACATTCAACCCTGTAATACATTGTAACTCCCAATCAGAATTAGGTTTAACACTTAAACGAACTTTTGTATTACCTTCGACATCCCATTCCTCAGGTGGCCCTACCCCACAAGAAGCTGTTCCAAGAGGGCCAGCATATAAAGAAAAGGATTCATTAAAATCCAATCTGTAATTTTGAACTGATCTCCAGGTTGTACTACAATTTAATGTATCCGAGAATCCATGAACCTGTAAATTATTATAAATTAACAAACTACAATCATCACATGATGTAAAACCAATACCTGCACCAGCCTGTAGGACTGATAAATATTTAGGTGGCTTAGTGGCACAATATGGTCCCCAACTATTAACGGTACTGCCACATTTCGGAACTGCACAAAATGTATCTCCGGCATAATATCCAGCTCCAGAGTTACAGTTTGCATCATACTTAAAACTTTGACCTTCAATACGACCTTCATTTATATTGCCAGTAGTCGTTAGAACTATTAGGGGAGCATGAACAGTCCAGGCACACGAGGTACTAGGATTCTGTATAAGCTCTAATCCTGATCCCACAACAAGAGTTTCATAACGCCTAGGCGTTGTATTTTCAAAGGCACCACAGCCACTCCCTACAATTTTATGTGCCGACATGATTTTAACACCACAATTTTCATCAACTGAGATAAATTCAAGTCCTGAATCTAAAATAAGA